TTTTTTTTCATCATTTGTGAAATTATAGTCATAGGTATACCTTCTTGTTTATATGTACTTAGTGCTTGATAAAATTTGAAAGTATCTTCCGACATACCTTCTGGTTTACTATAACCACCACCAGTTAAAACTTCAAAAGTTGGTAATCTATTGCTCATCATTTCTGTGATATTTTCTGTTTCCATTTGTAATATCTGTATTGGTCCAAAGCTATTTAACCAATCAGAATAACCTTTTGGTATGTATTCTTCATATTGAAAAACTTTTGCTATAGTTTCCATAGTTCCTTCGTCTGCATTATCATAAAAATTAATAGTGTCTTGATAACCAAAGTTTTTAAATATTGTATTATAATAACTATCCATAATATTATCTTTACCACCCATAAGAGTAATTTCATCATCAGATAGTTTTTCATTTAATGCAAAACTCATTCTTGTTTCAGAATCTTGAAACTGTGTTTCTATTAAATTTTCTAAACTTTCAAAAAATACTTGACTTGTTTTATATTTAGCATTGTTAAGACTAACTAACTTTTGTATCTTTGCATCTGTAATTTTTAAATTTAATCCATCAGGATTTGTTAAATATGCTTTCATTTCATCAAAGGTTATTGTTCTTGTAAAACTAGCTGCTGGTCCTTCTTTAGTTATAAAAATGTCATATTTACCATTAAAAGAGTTTAAATCAGAAAGACTTGTTTCAATTTCTTCAACTAAACTATAGTTTGATACAGCTTCACTACTATCTTGTTCTGCTTTTTTTATTAAATTATTGCCTTGTATCTTTGCTACATACTGATTGTTCTGTGTGATAACTTCATTCATTATATCTTCTCCAACAGACACTCCAGTTTCAGATGTAAAGACATCATAGTTTACACCTCTAGCATTATTTTTATTTAAGATATAATCATTCTGAAAATTAGCATGAGCTAAATTAGCTGCTGCCATTTCTTCTGGATCTTGTACATTTACATTTTGATAAAATGCAGCTGTAATTGCATTTATTCTACTTGTTTCTAATTGTTTTAATATTTGTAATTCTTTAACTTTTAAGTCTGCACTATTCATAGCACCTTGACTAAAAGGCTCTAATGCTTCATATCTTGATTTAAGAGATCCTAGTAACTTTGTAAGTACAGTACCATTATACTCGTGTATCATATCCATAGCTACTACTGGATTACTAGCTGATCTAGCTATGTTCATATATTCTAATTCAGCATCTATACCGATATTATTATACCAAATATCAAATTTGTTTCTGTTTTCAGAATAAGTAATGTTGTTACTTTGTTCTCTAAGTATTTCAAAACTTGTTATAAATTTTTGTTGAAACCATCCATCAGCTGCTATCTTTAATCTTTCAGGAGCATTTGATAATATGCTTTCATTGTAAGCATAAGATTCAGTTGTAAATTGTTCTAAGTTTGGATTTTCTCCTGATAATAAAGTTTCATTGACTTTGTTATTCAACCACATACCAGTATTATATTCGTAATCATTCATCCAATTTGCATCATAAAGTTTTGCTTGTGCTTCACCAAATGTGTTTAGTGAATCAGATATTGGTTGTGTTATGCCACTTATATTTGGTACAGCAACATCTACTACACCCATTCTTGCTGCTGTAGATGATGGTGATACTGTAGTAGTAGGTTGTATTTTTTGTATTTTAACCACGCATAATCCTATTCTTAAATCCTATAATTTTTTGTCCAAATGTTTTTTCACCATCTTGTCTATACATATCATGGTATTGCCATCCATTTACTATAGTAGTAGACGCATCTACTAATGCACCAATATTAGAATATCTTGCATTTAATTTTTCATTGTAAATAGCCCTGTCATAACTTGTAACAATTTTTTTTGTATTGAATGATATATTAGATAAGTCTTGATCTAATACATTTCTAATATCTTGTTGTATAGCTAGAAAACTTCTACTCTCACCTACACCACTAGCACCTTTTACTGCTCTGTTATTTGCTAGTATTTGTTCTACTTCTCTTCTTCTTGCAAGTTCTGCTTGTAATCCTTCAAACTCTGCAACCTTTGCTTCTTGTTCATATCTTCTAGTCATTTCAGCAGTTGCTGCTCTTTGTGCATTTAACTGCATCAAACTACCAGTAGCACTGATACCAGCTGAAATCATAAACATAGTTGCTGGTGTAATAGCTGACATTAAAATACTACCTCTAAAGCCATACCTAATAATTTAAGTGGTAATGGTTCTGTTTGTGTAACTTTCACAGTTGGTGATCTATCATATCCTAAAAAATAAAACTCTTTTTTACCAGTCACACTAGCCACCGATTGAGCTACATTAAAGTCTACTTGTCTAATAACTAAATTTTTTGCAGTTTTATCTGATGCCTGTAATGCAACATTTAATGTTTCAGATACATCTATAACTGCTCTAGATATTCTTTTAAACTCTCCTGTTAGTGGTCCATTTTGAACTTCTTTATCTATTGGCATAGTTTCTAATGTAGGAGTATAATCAAATCCTATATTTACTCCAGCTGCATGTGCTTCATTTAATGTTATTGTATCTGATCCTGATGTAGTAAATGTTCCTAGTGCCATAGTACCATCAACAGCATATACTGATGTAGATGTCAAGTGTGATGGTGTATTGTGTAATCTTCCTTGTACTATAGTAATTACAGCATTATCTGACGGAGTAGCAGCAAGGGCCTGGTTCAATACTAAAGTAAATCCAGATGCTGTAGCATTTACTGTTTGTATAGTGTATTCTGTACTGTTTCCTGCAATAGATATAATATCATTAGGATTAGGTGCTGATGTATATCCATCTACATTCAGGGTTGATCCTGATTGGCTTCCACCATTTACTTTAGGAGAACCTTGTTGATTTAATGTAGTTACACCAGAACAATCTAATGTTAATGAATCATCATCTGCAAACTTTTCTAAAGTATATATAGTAGAACCTCCAATAGATCTTTCTACTACTGTAAATAAATTTTCATTTACTGCTGTAATACTTGTATATTTATCACCCTCTCTAGTACTCCATGCTGTCCACCCAGCTATTTTTTCTGATCTAATACTATGAAATAAAGCTAATGTGCCATTTGTATTTGTAAAAAATGCAAACTGCTCTGGTCTTGTAGATGTTCCTGTAATCATTGTCATGTCTACAGGATTATCAATTACTTGTGATGCTAATATAGAAATAGATGTAGAGGCATATGCAGATTCTACATCTGAAAAAAGATATTCTCTTACAGCTTTACCATTTTTTTGTGCATATAAAGTTGCTCCATCAAATATTACTGGTCTTGCTCTATTACATCCATATGGAGTTTGCCTCATAAAAACTATATTAGATGGTGTTACTGCTGATGTATCTGTAGATGTTGGAACAAAAAACTCTCCTCCATCAGTAAATACTTGTAAGTTTCTTGAAGATACTAAATGTCTTATTTCATTTATTCTATCAGCTGTTATTGTTACATCTATTGCATCACTAGCATTTCCTGAACCTATATCAAAATTAAAATATTCTCCTACCACAGATCCTATAACTGCTGCTGGTTTATCTTTGATACCACCAAAATATAATCTGTTATCATGGAATGTTACTGCTTGTGGAAAACCTTTAATAGAGGATATAAGTTGTTCTGCCCAGACAAAGTGTGGACCATTACTTACTGCATCTTCTATAACTGTAACTGTTATCTCTGTGGCACTTGTAAAGCCTGTTACTTTAACTTGTTTATTATTTACTAATAAATATGTTCCTACATATGCACTTGTAAAATAACCAGAACTAGCTGTTAATGTTCTTCCTGTTCCAGTTGCATGAGCAGACAAAGTAACTGATATACTTGAATCTGCATATTTAAAAAATGGTTGTGTTGTTTTGTTTACTCCTCCAACAGATACAGTTTCATCTTCTTCAAACTCAAATAAACTTACAGAAAAATTAGATGCAGATGTTCTAACTATTTTTACTATTGGATTATTTCTATGAACTATAAATACTGTATCACCAAACTGTGCATAGTTTAGTTCAAATAACTGTGCTGTAGTCCAATTACAATTACTTGTAATGTTTGATTGTACACTTGCACCAGTACTATCAAATACATCTAATCTATTATTAGATAAAGCAAATACTGCCATCTCATCATTTGAAAATATAAAAGGTAGTATTCTTGATTCACCTGGTAACTGTGCTTTAAATGTAGTTCCAGGTCTACGCATTAATCCACCTTCATCTAATAGATACCAATTTCTTAATGTCTTTGCTCCATTAAAATATGCTGAAGCATCAGTTCGTGCATTTAATAATGGATTAAGTTCACCACTTGAAAAGTTGGTATATACAGTTCTGAGAACATTAGCCATTAATATCCTCCAGTAGTTAATCTATCCTGTATAAACCTTTTTGTGTTTAGAACACTATTTGTAACTTCTTGACTATCTATGTTCTTTGCTATTCTCATTTGGTTTTCACCAAGTGTTTCAAACTGTTGTATCATCTGTGCATCTCTAGCTACAGATCCAGCAAATATTGCTGCTAATTTATATTGTAAAGCTAATTTAAAATATTCAGGAAACTCTGCTTCTACTTGTCTAAATATATAATCTGCTATAAGTGTATTGGTAGATCCATAACTATTAACAAATATCTTATCTCCATATCTAGCATATTGTATTGGGTTATCATTTACAGTAATTGTATTTAAAACTAATAGTTCAGGACTTGCTGGTAACTGATAAGCAAACTCATATCGTCCAGTTGGTGTATCAGCTAATAAAGAAAGTTGTTTTTGTTCTGTAGCAAATTTCCATCTATGTCTTGATAAACAAGACTTCAGTATGTTTTCATACATATTAGAAGCTACTAAGGCTTCTGTAGAACCATCATCAAAAGATGATATCGGAGAAGCTCCGATCATTATGATAGCTCTTGCACATATATCTACTTTGGTATCTGCCATTTATAGAGAGGGGGGTATAAAACCCCCCATTCACATTATGATAATAAGGCAGTTCTTACTTGTGTAGCACTAGCTGTAGTTACAATTAAAATATCTACAACTGCGTTTGAGCCACCACTATTAACAATGATTACATCACCAGCATTAAGGTCACCAGTAGATGCTAAAAAGTATTCATTGTCATCAATAGTACCAATAGCATCACCATCAGTATAATACCAAAGTGAATTAGAATCTCCCATTTGAGATATCTTTTTCACAGGATTAGTTGTTTCGTATGCCATGATTATGCCTCCCTACATTTCTGGATTCTTACACCATCACCATCAATAAGTACTGCACCCATTGACATATATGATGTTGTTAGGTGTGCTACCTTTTCAGGTATGTAGTTTACTTCTGTTCTTACATCAGAACCTACACCTAATCCTAGAGATGATTTATGGAAAGCAAGTGTGAATCTATCGTTTGATCCATCCTTGTGTAAGCCACTAAATGCCATCCACATGAAAGTAATCCATCTTTTGGCAGTTAATGTGCCGCCAAATGGTAAGTCTGCTTCACCAACATATTCAGCTCTTGAGAACTGATCTATGTCTAGAAGGTCTGACCATTGTTTTCCACCAACAATCCAATACCTTTGACCATCATCTGGAACATCATTTTCTTGGAAGATCTCAAACACATTCTGTGCTTTGTCTAAGTTCATACCAGTTGTTGATCCAGCTGAGTTATGTGCTAATGCAGTTGCGTTAGCATCAAATGTATCAGTGATGATAGAATCGGTTTTTCTACCAAGAGCATATGCTGCATTTTGTGCAACAATGTTTCTCTCATCAATGTTTACTTTTAGTTCGTCTAAACGATCCACATAATCAGCAGCATAAAAGTCGTTTAATGTTGCAGTTACATTAGAGTGTACAGAGTTCATAGCGACAACCTCAGCGTGTCTTGCTTTAGTTGAAGCAGAACCTTTTGCTACTTTTTGAAACTGAACAGTACTTCCTTTTACATTACTGACATTACGGACCATATTCTTGAGCTTACTGCCCATTCTTTGATAAGCCATATGCACTTCTGCTTCGAACTGCTTTATAAAGGCTTGATCTATAGTCGCTGTCATTGTTTATCCTTTCGTATTGTTCTAAATCCAAGTTGTCGTTATAAACTTTGTTATGTTGTCCAACTGGGCATCTTCCAGTTTATTTCGGCTTGTTATCTGAGATATATTATATTTTTGTCATCTTTACAAGACCAGAAGCAATAAAAACATTGACATCTCCAAAAGTATATGAGCCATCAGATTCTTCTATATATGATGAAAATGTCTTAACATAGCTTTTATTTTTAGAATAAAGATACGCTTCAGTAGTAATTATAGCTGGTTTTACTGTATCCATGTCATTTTTTGACATCCATTCACTATGACCAGTAGGATCTTCCCATTTAAAAATATACTTTTTAAAAGGAAAATCTTTATTTTTAGCCATACTTTTTTTCGTATAGCTTAGTTACTTTGTTATAATATGCTTCATCTCTTTTTGAAGGATCATAGTATCTAGGATCATTCATCATAGATCTTAAATCTGTTTCATCTAACTCTGCATCTACAACTGTATTAGCATTGGGTAAGGGTTTGCTTTTTGTAATATTCATTATTTCTTCTATAGCTTTTACTCCATCTGCCGTAGATGCTAACTTGCTCATAGTATCATATGCTTCATTAGATAAATATTTCTTAGTCCATAACTCTGCTGCTTCTAATCTAGACTTAGCATTATCACCGAGTATTTCCATTTCAGCTTTCATATCTGGTAGTCCAGCTATTTCATTATTTACAAAAGCATTAACACCTCTATTAAATACATCTTGTGATAAATGATTTTCTCTACAAATATTAGACCATTCTTTTAAAAGTTCTTGTTCTTCATTAACTTCTACATTTATTTCTTTTGGTATCTCTGGCATAACTATTTCATACTTTTCTGGTACAGCTGTTTTTGCTTCCTGTTCTATATCTGTTCGTATTTGTTTAGAAAGCTCATCTGTTCTCATGCCTAACTTTTTTTCAAGAGAATTGTATGATGCAGATAATTCTTCTACTTTAATTTCATTTCTATCTGTATCCCAAAACTTTTCAGGTACATATTCAGGTCTATCTACAGATGTTTCTGTATTTTCTGTAGCTTGTACTGGTTCTTGTGTTTCACTTTGTGTTGTTTCTTCTGACATTAACTCTCCTTATGTGTGTCTATTCTTTTTTTTAAAATAAAATATAAATATCTCATTCCTTCTAAGTGTCTAAGCTGGTCATTTGTAATATCTCTACCAGCTACAGCATCTACTGTAATAGATTTTAAGTAATTTAAAACCTTTTTTCCTAACTCTGTTTTAAAAAGTGCAGCAATATCAGCATTTAATTCTATTTCTGCTGCTTTAGATCTAGTAAATCCATCTATAGAATGATAAAAACCCTCAGGTTTGTTGCGTATCTGCTCCCAAGCCACCTTGTCCTCCTTGCATTTGTTGCATTTGTTGTAGTTGTGCCATCTGTTGCATTACTTGTTGTTGTTCAGCTGCATCACGAATTATTTTTTCTGGTAAATTCATTTTTTCAGCTAAATATCTAGCTACTTCTTCTTGTTTTACTATTAAGTTTAACACTTCTGGTCCAAATGTTTGACCTAAAGTAGCATTAAATCTATTTACATCAGCAATATCTTGTTCATTCTGCGCCCTTGATAGTGGTGATTCTGGAATAATCTTTATTTCTTTATTGTCTATACTAGGTATTTGTATTCTG